CGCCGAGGTCTACAACACGTTGGGCGGGGAGCCCTTCTATGACGGGAGAATCGAGCCTCACTGATGTCTGCCCTCGATCACGTCAGCAAGCTGCAGCACGCCCGCTTCGTCGGCGACCCTGCCTCGATCCCGCCCGAGTTCGGTACCCAGCCGATCCCTGGGGGGATGGTGCGGATCAACCACTACACCCGGCCCGAGGCGATCGAGAGCATCAAGGCCACTGGCTTGAAGCAGTCGGCGAACCGTGACCATGTAGGCGACGAGAGCTTCGTCTTCGCCACCGCTGGCCGCCCGGGCAACGACCTCCTCGACAACGCTCCGGTGGTCGAGGGCTACGCCGACCCGGAACGTGGCGGACAGCTCGACATCGGGGAGAACTACCTCCGGCGGCCCGCCGAGGAGCACGTCGCTCGTCTGGAGCAGAACAAGTCGACAGTGACGTTGCGTGGTGACCTACCGCCGAGTCAGATCCTCGCCGTTCATGAGCCGTGGCACCAACGTGCTCGTTACATGGCGACGGCTGACCTCGATCGGCCGGAGGATCCCGACAAGCCGTTCGCCTCCGGCTCGGTGCGCAAGGCGGTAGCTCGTGGCGAGCATGACGACCTCGGCGACACGCCCGACTACGGCCCGGCCTTGAAGGCGGTCAAGATCCAGAACGCCGCCACGGTGATGCTCGGCGGCAAGTTGTAGCTGTGAGCTACAGTGATCTTGAACGTCGATCTCGAAGAAGGGCCAGAGGATTGCGGCAATCAGACCTCGCCCTGAGTATCTGCTCGACGTATAGGAGCCGGGTTCTGGCGACCCGGCTCCTTCCAACTTCGTGGGAGGGTACGTACCGGTGATCTCGCTTAGCGCTGGTGAAGCTCAGACGCTCGCTAGTGGTCGCCCTCAGTGGATGCGACGCAGTGACCGCCCCGCTCCGGCGGGTCTTGTTGCTGCGGGACACCTCGGTTGGCTACCAACGGAGGAGGCTGTGTTGGATCCAGAGGCGGGCGAGGGCATCGGGTAGGCGGATCACGGCCGCTGAGAAGTACGAGAGGCCCGTGAGTCTCTCAACGTGGCGACGTACCCTCCCCCAACTCCGTGGCAAGTACGGTTGGCGCATGGCCAAGCATGAGCACATGTCACCTGACAGAGCGTTGACCCATGCCGCTCTCGTCGGCCACCTACTTCGTGGAACGGCGATCGAGGGCAAGAGCTTCGAGGAGGCCGTCGCCAACGCACGGCGAGCTGTCGGTCCCGACAGCATCCATTTCGAGCGCCATCGGGCGAGCAACCCCTACATCGAGGGGCCGCAGTTGGATGAGGCGCACTACCCGTCCTGGGCCCGCTGACAGCTCCGCCTCCAGCAGGGCCAGATCTACGCTGGGGCCATGACGACCCCCGCTCCCACGCTCACGATCACGCCCAACACCGTGACGCAGACGCTGGCCAACCTCACTCCCCCGGTGCAGCTCGCCGACACGGCCACGCACACGCCCGTCGCCTCGGCTCGTGACTTCCAGTTCGACACCGTCAGCGCCGTGAAGACCGTCGGTGCGACCGGTGCTGGCATCAGCACCGCTGTGCCGTTCAACGTCAACCTCGGCGCTGGTGTTCGCCAGGGTCGTGTCCGCACGACCAACACCGACGGCACCGGCACCTCGACCAACGTGACGCTCACGGTGACCGACTCGGTGGCGGCCGCCAACACGCTGTACCAAGACAGCAACGGCCAGTCGAACCGGATGCACCCGGACAAGCTGAGCTACGAGTACCGGGATCCGACGATGGCCACGCCGGGCCCACAGACGGCGTCGGGGATCGCCAACGCTCGTAGCCGAGGCACAATCCTCTGATGCCCAAGGTGGCCGAGCCACCGGGAGCAGCTGGAGAGATCCGGGTAGCTCGTGAGCGTGTCGACCGTGTGCGTGACCTGACCTCGGCCGCTGCTGCACCGGGCGACACGGACTCCGCTGTCGACGCCCACCTGCACACCGTCAACCGGGCCCAGGAGCACGCCGTACGGATGGGCGTCAACCTCGTTGACCTCCCGCCGATGAACCCCAAGCCGTTGCGACCGGGGCGGGCGAGCCAAGGCACGCTGTGGGATCCCCGAGCGATGAAGCCCTCGCCTGAGCACCGCTGGGCTGCGCACGGCTACTCCCCCGAGCGACGTGACGCCATCGCCGCTGCGATCCCCAAGGTCGGCGTCTCGTCGTCGTTCTCGTACCCCGGCGGTAGCAAGGCCGTGCCCTTCGAGGGAACCGTCACAGGCGGCGTGTACCCGGCGATCGGTCAGGTCGGTGGTAAGCGCAAGAACCAAGTAGCGGCGACCCGTGCCGCCGTGGTCGACATCCTCGCCCGCTCGACGGCGCCGCTGGAGGACATCGTCGGCGCCACGCCCGACATCAAGGTGCAGCCGATGGCGAGGGCCGCCGGGCAGCACCGCACCAAGTTCTCCTCGCTGGAAGGCCCGCCGCTCGCTCGTGAGATCAAGCTCCACCCTGGCGGCGGCCCCGAGCGCACACGAGCTTCGATCGAGCACACCGTGCTCCACGAGTTCGGGCACAACGTCGACTTCGAGGCCGACCGGCGGCGGTTCGTCACCCTGTCTCGTCACGACCTCCCGGCGGTGGAGGGGTTCGCCGAGGGCTACTCCGCCAAGCACACGGTGTTCCGGCGCAACGACCCTTCCACCTACGCTGACGTCGCCGCCTACAAGGGCATGCACAAGCGTCCTTCGTTCGGCGAGAACTTCGAGCGGGCCAGCGGTCAGCCGTTGGCCGAGGCGATGGGTGCGCAGAAGCACCTCGGCGAGCAGTGGCGCCAGCCGACGCTGTTCGAGAAGGAGCAGCCGCCAGAGATCTCGGACGAGGACTGGAAGCACCTCACGCACCGACCGGCCAACAACTTCATCTTGAAGCCGAAGAGATGACCGCTGTTGAGCACCTCAACCGTGAGCTGTTCCATGGCACCGCTCACCCGTTCGAGCCGGGCGACATCATCAACCCCACCGACACCGAGCACACCGAGTTCCCGACGGCGTGGGCGACGCCACGGATGGACGAGGCCAGCCAGATCGCACGGGCCAAGGTGCGTCGGCACAACCGCCGTAACCCCGACGACCCAGCCACCGAGCACGTCTTCGCCGTCGAGCACATGAGCAAGCCGGTCGACGTGTGGGGCAGAGCCAACGTCGCCGCAGACCCCGTTGGGTTCCGTGTACTACGTAGGGTTGGTCCGTGAGCATCGCCTTCTACCCGCCGAGCTACCGGGCGGGCACGTCGGACCTCGCCATCCAGATCAGCCCGCTGGGCTTGGTCGACCTCAGCAACGAGGAGATGGAGGTCCACGGCATCCGCCTCAGCAGGTACTCGCTCTACTGGGCGCACTACCTCGGTCACCACTGGGCGTACCGCCGTGAGGTCGGCGAGCCGCAGTTCACCTTCAACTACGTACGGGCACTGAGCGACTACCTCACGAACTTCACCTTTGGTCGAGGTGTCACGTTCCAGTCGCCACCGGCAACGTCAGCGATCGTGCCGTCGATCTTGAAGCGGGTGTGGGAGCAGGACAACCGCAAGGCGTCGCTGCTGTGGGAGATGGGGCAGATCGCCAGCGTCACCGGAGACCTCTTCATCAAGGTGGCTTACGAGGATCCCTACGTCGACCCGGCCGGTCGGCTGCACCCTGGCCGGGTTCGGATCCTCCCCCTGAACCCGGCCAACTGCTTCCCGCAGTGGCACGAGCACGATCGCCAACGACTTCTCTCGTTCAAGTTGAAGTACCGCTTCTTCTCGACCGACCAGACCGGCACCCGCATCGTCAACACCTACGTCGAGCGGATCACCGACAGCGGCATCGAGGAGTACGTCAACGATGAGCTGATCTCGGCGAGGCCCAACCCGCTCGGCGTGATTCCGATCGTCTACATCGCCAACATCCAAGTCAGCGGCAGCCCGTGGGGGCTGTCCGACATCGGCGACATCATCCCGCTCAACCGTGAGTACAACGAGAAGGCGATGGAGGTCTCCGACATCGTCAACTACCACGCTGCGCCGATCACCGTCATCACTGGCGCCAAGGTGCCGCAGCTGGAGAAGGGCGCCAAGAAGACGTGGTTCCTGCCAAAGGACGCCAAGGTCGAAACGTTGCAGTCCATCCACGAACTAGATGGCGTGCTCGGCTACATGGAGGTCGTCAAGCGAGGGATGCACGAGATGACCGGCGTACCCGAGCAGGCGCTCGGTCAGGTGCAGCCGATCAGCAACACGTCGGGCGTGGCGCTCGCCATCCAGTACGCACCGACGATGCAGCGCTTCCGCATGAAGAAGAACAACTTCGAGACCGGCTTCCAACAGGTCAACGAGCTTGTGCTCCTGACGCTGTTCCAGAAGGAACCGCAGTCGATGATGTTCGATCCGATGGAAGAGGTGATGCCCAAGCCGGGCCAGCTCACCCAGCTCGACCCTGCTGACCCCAACAGCTACGAGACATCGGTCTACTGGCCCGAGCCGCTGCCCGTCGACATCCTCGTCAAGCTCAACGAGATCGCACAGAAGATGCAGCTCGGCATCGAGTCCAAGCGTGGTGCGCTCGCCGACCTCGGTGAGGAGTTCCCCGACGAGAAGCTGGCCGAGATCTTCGCCGAGATCCTCGAAGACTCCAAGGACCAGGGCGCCCTGCAGCTGCAGAACAGCGCCATCCAGTCCGCCATCGTTGCGCTCACGGGCATGGTCCCCGGCGGAGCAGAGGTTGCTGCGACCGGGCAGGAAGGCGCCAGTGGTGACGGCGGCGGTGGTGGTTCACCTGATGCCGGTGGCACTGGCGCCATGCCTGGCCTGATGCTCGACACCAACACGATGAACCTGATGAACGAGCTGACGACACGGGCCTACATGCCTCGCATGGGCCAGTTCCGCAATCCGAACAACGTCGGCGCAACGGAGTAGGTTCGACCTCTTCCACCTGCGTAGATAGTGTCTACGCCGTTGTCGAACATCATTCGGAGGGAATCAATGTCGGACACCATCTCCATCAACCCCGATCAGCCAGGTGGGAACCAGGGAACGGTCCAGTCCAACACCACGGGGAACACCGGCAACGGCTTCCTCCAGGGTGTGCAGCCCGCCACCCACGTACCGCCGATCCAGCAGCCGTCGGGTGGCGGCGGTCTGTCGGCAGCGGAGCTGCAGCTGGTGCAGCAGCAGGCTGCCGCCGCCGCTGCGGCCGCCGTCGCTCCTCAGGGCGAGACGTTGACCGAGATGCAGCAGCGGATGGCCGCCATGCAGACCGAGATCGATGCGGCCCGTACCGCTCGTGAGGCCGCCGAGGCCGAGGCCGCTGCCGCCGAACAGGCCCGCCTCGATGCCGAGCGTGTCGCCGCCGAGAGCAACATGTCGGCCACCGAGCTGGTTGGCCAGGTGCGTGCCGAGATGCAGCAGCAGTTCCAAGAGCTACAGGAGCGTGCCGCCACCAGCGAGGCGCTGCTTGAACGGGAGCGTCACTTCCAGGCGCTGGAGCAGTACAAGGCCAACCGGCTCGCCGAGCCCGAGATCGCCCAGGCGGTGATGCCCCACCTCCACCCGTACATCACCGGCACCACCGAGCAGGAGATCGAGGAGTCGATAGCTCGTGCGGCGCAGACATCCAGCAGCATCATTGGCGAGTTCCAGGCGTACCAGCAGCAGTACCGCCAGCAGGCTCCCGGCGTTGCGCCGACGTCACCGTCGACCGGCCCGATGGAGCAGCAGGGATCGCAGCAGACGTTGAGCGCCCAACAGATCGCTGCGTTGAGCGACGCCGAGTACGCACGGCTGCGCCCGCAGCTACTGCGCTCGGCGGGCAATTCGTTCCGAGCCAACCAAGGCTGATAGCTCCCGTCGTCGGAAGAGGCCGAACTACTGTCTGTTGTAGGTCAGCACTGGCTTGATCTTCCGACCTTCAAGGAGTAACTCATGCCCGATATCTCAGGTGGCATCTCGGGTACTGGCAACCTGTACTCGGGCGTGTCCGGTGGTTCCAACCCGGCCGCCGTGCCGGTTGGTGGTGCCTTCCTCGGTGTGCAGGCGCCGCCAGCGCCGTCTGGTCTCGTGACCCAGGGCTATCCGCAGGGGACGGCGATCACCGGCTCCACGACGATGACCCCGGCGATCCAGACGGTCTGGTCCCGGGAGATCCTGTTCCAGGCGATGCCCATCCTGCGGTTCGAGCAGTTCGCCGTGAAGAAGACCGAGCTGGGCGTCACTCCCGGCCTCACGGTGAACTTTCTCAAATACAACAATCTCGACGTCGATGAGAACCAGGGCGCAACCCTCACCGAAGGCGTGCGCATGTCGACCCGTGCGCTGTCGGCGTTCCAGTTCCGCATCATCGTTGCCGAGCAGGGCACGGCCGTGGCGGTCTCGGAGCTGCTGCTCCACGCCAGCTTCGATGACGTGATGGCGTCGGCCTCTCGTCTGCTCGGGCGCCACATGGCGCAGAGCATGGACTACCAGGCCCGCAACCAGCTGATGGCGTCGCCGGGGTCCGAGGTCTACGGCTACGACGACGCCGCCCCGTGGCAGGGCGCCTCGACCAACATCTACGAGCCCGGCACCAAGGCGGCCAACGCCGCCGCCGTGACCGGCGCCGTCGCTGCCACCAACAAGTACTACCTCACGCCTCATACCGTGAAGGACGCTGTGCAGGCGCTCGCCAGCCTCAACATCCCCCGGCTCGGCGAGACGTACGTGCTCTTCGTGCACCCGGCTCAGGCCCGCCGGTTGCGTGACTCTCCCGAGTGGATCGAGGTCACGAAGTACGCCGCACCGGGCAACTTCATGCTCGGCGAGATCGGGCGCATCAACGACGTTGTGTTCATCGAGACCACGCAGGTCAAGTACCTCCCCGCTGGGGCAGGGAACAACTACTACGAGGGTCTGATGATCGGCGACAACGCCTTCGGGCACGCCGTGTCGCTCCCCGTCGAGCTGCGTGACGGCGGCGTTCTCGACTTCGGCCGTGAGCACGCCCTCGCCTGGTACGCCATTTGGGGCTGGGGCTCCATCACGCCGCAGGCCGTGGTCCGAGTCCTCACCAACTGAACCCCTCCTCCCTCGGGGGTCGATGGCAGAGCGCCCCTTCGGGGGCGCTCTGCTTCGTACGGGCCTCTACGGCGTGTTGCCGTTGTTGAGGCGATCGGTGATCGCCTGCTCCTGGTCGGCCGTCATCGTGGCGATGAGGTCGACGGTGCGCTTGTTCGCCGCCTCCCACATCGACTTGTCGGCACGGACGTCCCCGAGCATCCCGTTGAGCGCCGCATCGATCTTCGCCTTGGTGGCGTCGATGCGGGGCTGCAGGGTCTTGGGGTACCGGTCTGCTGCGGGCAGCAGCTCACGCAGGAAGTCGCTCACGACCCGTGCCGCTGCGTCGGAGATGACCCATTCGGCGTGGGCCACCGTCATCCCCTCGCCGTCGAGGTTGTCCAGCTTGGGGCCAGCCATCACGTACCACATCGACCCACGGCCGTAGCCACGAGCGGCGAGGCGGTACCTCGTGTCGTGGTCCTGCTGGGCGTCTCGGTACTGCTGGAGGAACCCGCCCACCTCGTCCAGTGAGAACTGGTACGTGGTGGCGAGTCGGATCGCCAGCGCCAGGTGGCTCCGCTTGAAGGTGCGGGTGACCTTGCGCTTCCCGCTGGCACGCTGGTTCTGGAAGTACAGGTCCAGACCCTGATCTACGAGATTGATAGCACGACTCATCGTGATACCCTCCTATGGTCGGTTATTCATGGATGTTGGATAACTCAGAGGGGCCAGTGTTCTCAGCACTGGCCCCTCCTACTTGGTCAGATCACTCCCAGGTCGATGCCGAGTTCGTCGGCCCACGCCCTGTCGTTCTCGCTGATCGTGACGCTGCCCGAGCCGGTGACCCGCTTACGCCAGTCATCGATCACGGACTGCAGCTCGGAGAGCGCATTGACGAGGTCGGCGTCAGCAGTACCGCCAGCCAACGCCCATACCGTCTCGGCCATGTGGGCGTCACGGATGAGGTGGACGACCGACTGCAGCGTCGGGTCGGAGTGGCCGGTCTCGGTCTCCTCGTAGCTCTCTCGGATCTTGTCGGCGGTCTCCTGCAGGGGCTTGACCTTCTCCTTGATCCGGGTGCGGTGCTCCTCGTTGCGCTTGGTCGCACGGCGGGTGACCTTGCTGCGCACGGGGTCGGACTGCTCGACAGCGTCGGCGGTGGCCTCGGCCACCTCGTCGCTCTCCCCCGCCGCCTTGGTGATGGCGGTGGGGTGCTTGCGGGTGAGCTTCTTGATCGTCTCGACGGCGCCCTCTTCGGAGTCGTAGCCGTCGGTGCCGGTGCGGGTGATGGGCCATGGGTCTTCCGGCAGCGCCACCTGGGCACCCGGCTCGGGGTGGATGCCGTCATGGGCATCGAGCCAGCGCTGGGCGTACAGGACGATGGTCTTGTCCGTCTGCAGCCCGTTAATTCGGAGATCTCCGAATTGGGACGAGGTCATGAACCTGCCCTGGCGCTTGCGGAGGCCGGGCTTGACGAACGCAGCGACGATCGCCGCTCGCTGCCACTCCTTGGCGGTGAGCAGAGCTTCCAGCCCGCCCAACGCCGTCACCGCCTCCTCGATGGTGGCGGGGATGGTGATCTTCTTTGGAACTAGGCTCGGCATCTGGATGACCTCCTGTTAGGTCGTTCAGCCTCATTGGTCATTAGCAACCGGTGAGGCACGGGTACGGTGGGGCGATGGTACGCCAACGCCATGCATTAATCAACTTGCGGGGTAGTGTTCCATACTCCCCACTTCAACCAGCTCATCGCATACCGTGGGGGTGTGGCCGCCAGCGATCACGTCAACCCCGAGCAGCTCCAGCTCTTCATGACGGGGACCGAGTTGAAGGGCATGATCACTGACTCGATCGACCGCAACCCGCTCGGCGGCTACGGCGGCACGATGGACAAGATGTGGGCGACCAAGGTGCGCCAGTCCAAGCGTGAGGGCATGGGCCACGGCGCTGGCACCTACAAGTCGATGAAGGAGCGTGGCTGGGATCCACCCACCGAGGTGTGGGGCGACGAGGCGCCGGGGTGGGACAACGCTGGCTTCGAGATCAACCACGTCCGCAAGTACGGAGGCATCCCGGCGTTCGACCGTACCGAGACCAGTGTCACCGCCGCCCACCACCGCATCGCCGCCGCCGCCGACATCGAGGCCAAGAGCGCTGGCACGAAGAAGCCCCGCACGATCTACTTCCCGACGGCCAACAACCAGTACGAGTACCCGTCGGTCATACCGTCGGATCGCACGCCAGCGAAGAGCGACCGCCTTGGCCGCCGCTGACCACCTCGGTCCTCAGCTGCAGATGTTCATGACGGCACGGCAGCTGCACGACGACATCCCTGGCGACGACGCCGGGTACGACAACAAGGCGCACATGTGGAAGGAGAAGCGCCACGAGAACCTCACTGATCTGATGTGGGGTGACGACCAACACGACATACCACTCGCCGAAGACATCCACCGACGTGGTGTGCAGAGACCGGTGGACGTGCTCCACGGGTACGCCAGATCGGAGCTGTGGGACGGCCACCATCGGGTGCAGGCGACCTACGACGTCGACCCCGAGAGGTACCTCGCCGTCGAGCACCACGACGTGAGATATCGTTGAACGATGCCTGCCAGCGACCACCTCTCGCCCGACCAGTACCGGGGCATCCATCAGCCGCAGGCTGACGACGACTCACCAGGGATACACAACCTTCATGATCTCTTCGGGCCCGACGTATACACCAACCCCCAGTTCTACGGTCACGGGGACAAGGTTCACGATCGAGAAGCTGCAGTGGCACTTCGTCGTGCGCATAACTCGCCCGAGTCGAACGTGGACATCTTCCGTGCGGTACCTCACGGGGTGACGTCGATCAACACGGGCGACTGGGTGACGACCTCGCCGAGCTACGCACGCCAGCACGGACTGCACGCCACCGACGAGTCACAGGACTGGCCGGTGCTCCGAGCAACAGTGCCCGCCAAGCACGTCCGTACCGGTGGCAACGACATCATCGAGTGGGGCTACAGCGGTCCCTCGATCGACAAGGCGGAGGTGCATCACCGTGGCGGCCGATGAGCATCTCGGGCTGCAGTTCGACTACGACAACCCCGAGCTGGGCACAGCGAAGGTCGTCCATCGGGTCACCGCACGAGCTGGAGCCAACTCGCTCGGCACCATGCTGTGGAACAGCCGCAGCATCCTCAACATCGGTGTCAACCCGGAGCAGGCCCGCCGAGGGATAGCGACGGCGATGTGGGACGAGGGGCATCGTCTCGCCGAGCAGAACGCTCGCATCCCCGCACCCAAGCACTCCCCCGATCGCACGGCGATGGGTGACGCCTGGGCCAAGGCCGTTGGCGGACGGCTTCCCCGCCGCTCACGGGGCTGACATTAGGCTTGGTCTGATGCCGACTCGTAGAACCACCAGCACCGAAGTCATCGAAGAGACGCCCACGGATGATCTCTCCGTCACGGGGGTGCGCCCACTGGAGGTCATCCCCGAGGAGCCCGTGCAGGAGGGCGTCGATGAGATCGAGCAGGCGCCTCCGCAGCTGTCGACCACGCAGACCTTCTTCGGCGGGGCCAGCGGTGTCAGCGAGATCGTGGAGGTCGAGCCCGAGATCGTGGAGGGCGACGAGCCGACGTACCGGATCCGCCTGACTCAGGACGTCGAGCCGATCTACATCGGCATCGACTACCTCCTCCCGGCGATGCGCAAGGACGTTCTCTATGAGGTGAACGAGCGTGTGTACCAGTACTTCCTCCCCAAGGGACTGATCCAAGGAAAGTGACCAATGGCCTCCAAGTCATCCAGCAACGAAGAGAACCCCGAAGTCGACAGCCAGGAGGCTGAGCCTGAGCAGCAGCCGACCGAAGTCCCGACGCCGGAGCAGCCGCCTGAGCCAGCACAGGAAGATGAGGCACCGACCTACACGTTGCCGCCGACGTTGGCCGAGGCCGGTGGTGTCGGCGTCGTCGGTCTGGTCTCCGGGCTGTACACCGTGTCCAACGGCTCGTACCAGCTCTCGCCTGGGCAGCCTCTCCTGCTGTCGGCAGATGACGCAAAGACCTTGGTCGATCAGGGCGTCGCAGTGATGCTCGATCAGTACAAGATCACCTGATGCCCTACAACGTTCCCAATGGGCCCGATGCCCCGAACATCGATCTGACCGAGCCCGACAACGTCGACTACTACGCCCTCGGCGACCTCCGTACCGGCGTGGTCTCTGGCGGCACGGTGACGCAGCCGGGTGGTCCGTCGATGACCGTCCAGGTGGCGGCGGCCGAGATCGTCATCGATGGTGTGCCGATCACCAAGACCGCTGGTCCGGTGACGCTCGACGGCGGTGGATCCAACCCACGCTTCGACATCATCGGTTGGAACGTGATCGGCGGGCCGGTGGCGATCAAGGGGACGCTGAGCAACAACCCAACGCTCCCGATGTTCGACCAGGCGACGTTCTGTATGTCGGCTGTCGTCTACGTCGGCGCCGGAGTCAGCTCGGTCACCAGCCCGTACATCGTGCAGAAGCAGCTGACGCTGATGCGCAGCCTGCGACGCAACTACACGGGCGACACCGACGTCGTACTCGACTGGTCCGTACCGACGAAGACGTCGGCGTTCAAGGCGCTGGCCAACGGCACGATGTCGTGGGCCAGCAGCCTGCTCACCCGCACCGCTGACGCAGCGCTGTCGTGGGCCACGTCGTTGACCATCCTGCAGAACGACGCCGCCACCGAGGCGCTGATCCTCAAAGCGGCGGCCAACCCGGTCAAGGGCAACAACATCTTGGAGGTGCAGGCGTCGGGCTCGACGGCGGCCATCGCCGGGATCGATGATCAAGGGCGCCTCTCCGGGCTCAACTTCCGCACCGGCAGCGGCTCGCCGGAGGGAGTGGTCACCGCCGATCGACCAACGCTGTACCTCAACGAGACGGCAGCCAACGGTGACACCGTGCTGTACGTCAAGACCACCGACGGTCTGGCCACCGGGTGGGTGGCGATGGCGCAGTACGTACCGTCGTCGCAGGCGATCCCCGTTGGCGCCATCCTCCCGTGGCCGGGCACCATCGGTACCAACGCCGTCCCCGTCGGCTACCTCGTGTGTGACGGCACCGAGCAGTCGTCGGCGGGCTACGCCAACCTTTCGGCGTTCTGCGGGACCAAGTTCGGCTCAGCGGCGGGAGGCAACTTCCGGCTCCCCGACTACCGGGGCAAGACGCTGTTCGGCATGGACGGCACGCTCGCCACAGCGGTCGGCCAGAACATCGGCGCCGCCGCCATGACGCTGACGACCAACGAGCTGCCGACCCACGATCACATCCTGCGGGAGAACTACGCAGCCGGTGTGGTCGGTCACGATCACGCCCGAGCTGGTCCCTACGCCTACTCGGTGCCGCAGGCGATGCTGCCGCCCTACAACCTGCCGAAGAACAACGGCACCGGGGCGGGCATGGACCTCGAACCGACCGGTTTCAACCATGCGACGACGACGCAGATGAAGGCCGACCCGACCGGCCTCGGTCTGCCGTTCTCACTCTTCCAGCCGTCGCAGTCCGTCAACTGGCTGATCAAGACCTAGCCATGGCTGCTCGGCAGAAGATCTCCGTCGACCAGTTCGGAGACCTCTTCCACGGCACCTCCTCGGCGGCCGATGCTGCTGAGGAGTTGGCCCAGCATGTCGGCGGGCATCGCTACAGCGCCATGCAGAAGTCGTTCGGTTGGAACTATGCCACCACCAGCAGGCACGAGGCGTGGCAGTACGCCGACGACGCAGCACGCAGCGACACACAGCGCACCGGCATCGAGCACCACCCACGGGTGTTCCAGGTCCAGCCGAAGCGGCGCAGTGAGACGTGGGGACCGGACCCCGACAGCGGGCCCAACGGCTTCAACGACGGCCCCGCCAACAAGCGTGACGCTCTCGACTACGCCGAGAACGGCAGCCCGGTGTCCCTGCGGTTCCGCTCCTCACTACGAGTGGTCGGTGGCCTGGTCCGCAACCCGAACGGGGACTTCGATTACTGATGAGCCTGCAACGCTTCGGTAGCCACCGTGATGCGGTCGACGGTGTGCTCTACACCGGCAAGAGCGACGACCCCGACGACGATGCCGTCGACAACTTCGAGCCCGGCCTGGTACGCATGGTCGACGTCGCCCAGTCGGACGACACGCTCGACCGGGACTGATCTAGCCTGGCCTCATGGGTCGTACCATCGAGTCGCTGATGCTCGATGCCCGCTCGTGGCTACGTGACTTCCCGGTCTACTTCACCGCCACCTCCCCGGCCACCAGCTCGACCCAGCGCACGATCGAGCTGCCGCACAAGAACGTCATGCTCGCCGGGATGAGCGTGTGGGCTACCGACGGTACGACGACGTGGAAGGGCGTGCTCGATGACCACGAGGTGACCGTGGCGGGCACCGAGTTCGGCTACACGCTCGATGAGCGCAACGGCCTGCTGCGCATCACCACGCAGCCGACGACCCCAGCGTTCACCTCCTCCGCTCACCTCAACGTCGAGGGCTACTACGTCGAGTGGGTCTCTGACCCCGACTTGAAGTTCCACACCGTCAACACGATCGCCGAGTACGGCTACGGCAACCCGGCGTGGACGCTGGAGTCGATCGGTGATGTCGAGGCTGACCTCGTTGCTCTGCGCACTGCGTACGACGTGCTCTTCTCGCTGCTCGTGGAGTACTCACGGGACATCGACGTGTCGACGCCGCAGGCGATGCACATCCCGGCGACGCAGCGGTTCCATCAGGTCAACCAGCTGCTGTTCGGGCCCGGCGGGCTCAACGAGAAGTTGAAGGAGAAGGAGAACATGCTCGGCGTCGGCCTGGGTGCCGCCGAGGTCGGCACGCTCCGTCGTGTGAGCAAGACGACCAACCGGCTCGTGCCGGTGTACGTGGTGCGTGAGTACGACGACATCTCCCGGCCACGTCGTCTGTTCACCGAGCCCGACACCCAGGGACAGTTCAATCCGCCTCAGGGATTCCACGCCGGGCGTGAGCTGATCGAGGCCGAGGGCGGCACGCTGCCCACCGAACCGAACCCCTGATGGTCAGCCCACGCATCGAGCTGAGCCAGGTGCGCCGTCACCTCAGCTGGTACCAGCACGAGCACGGCGAGACGATCCTGTGGTACGAGCTGGACGGCGCAGCGTCGGTCTACAACGAGGTCTTCAACGCCCGCCAGAAGGTGTACAGGGAGCCGGTCGCCGTACCTGCGCTGTGGGTCATCTACAACGAGGACGTGCAGGAGTCGACGCCCGAGGGCGGCCGCCACGTCCCCTCGCTGCAGTTCGCCGTGTCGATGTGGGAGTTCCGCCGGGTCGGCATCTCCGATCCCTACGACTACGAGCGGCACCTCAACGACATGGTCGTGTACTACGGCGAGTACTTCTCGGTCGGTGAGTTCACGCCGCAGGGTCGGCTGTGGCGTGACGACGTGATCCTCGGCGTCAACGCCATCCGCATCTTCCCCGAAGAGGAACTGGTCGGCAGCGAGATCCCCGACGCTCAGTACGTCGCCGAGTCAGCTCGCCCATCGAGGGGCGTCAACACCGACAACACCGAGACGTACCTCTACTACCCGCCGCCTGCTGAGCAAGCGGTAGCGACGGGCACGATCAGCGGTAGTTACCGCTGGGTGAAGAGCCCGTAGCTCGGAGCCCCGCAACTACTGTGGGTCGTGAGCCCGGATTGCGCCCGGCTCCTCAACAGTTAGCGAGTGCGTCGGCAGTGACAACGCTGTTCCAGTTCAACACGTCCGCCATCGATCAGCTCAGTGGTAGCGGTCTGATGGGCATGTTGGAAGACGCCTTCGCCACGATCGAGAACGAGGTGCGAGAAGAGCTGGAAGCTCGCTCCCCCGGCGTCGAGTACGACATCAGCTGGGCTGGCGATCAGCTCGTGGTGTCGATGGACGAGGGGCAGGCGGCGAGCGAGTACGGCTTGCCCGGCACACCAGTCAGCCCGGCCGTGCGTACCTCACTGCTCGCCGCCTCCGAGAGCTTGCGCAGTCGGCTGGTGCTCCGTGTCTGACGTCGCCACGAGGGTCGACCAGAAGCACCCCGGCCTCATCCTCGCCGAGTCGGCGGCGTTGAAGGCGAAGCTGTCGGGGCTCTCGGTATCTCGGCCAGGTGGCGATCGCCGTCGGGTCCGTACCTACTTCCGCTACCCCGACGAGCAGACCGAGCGCATCTACCCGTTCATCACGATCGAGTTCCTCTCGATGCAGTTCGCCGCCGACCGGGCCCACTCGGCGCAGTTCATCAAGGTCGACTCGTGGCCGAGCGAGTACGCCACGTTTCAGGAGTACGCCGACGCCTATGGGATCGCCGGATGGACCGGCCGTGTCGGGTCGGTCGAGACGATCAGGTGGCACCCGTACAACCTGCTGTTCCAGGTGTCGACGCACGCCCGTGACCCGCTCGACGCCATGTACCTCGACGGCAAGCTCATCGGCACGCACTACATCCCCGACCGCTGGGGCTACCTGCACATCCCCGAGGACGGCACTGACCGCTGGCTCGACCGCCTGGAGATGCGCACCGCCAACTACATCGAGGGCAACACCCAGGCGATGAACCAGACCGTGTTCCGCACGATCTACACCGTCTCGATCAACGCCTTCGTCATGCCCGAGGATCCGAAGACCTACCTCCAGGTGCTCCAGGTCATGGGCGTCCTTCTGGAGATCACCTCCATACCGGGATCGACACCAACGGTGCTGGCGACCTGGCTCAACGAATCACCGCCTGACCCCTAAGCAAAGGAAACCACCATGGCCACAGGAGCAATGACCGACACCTACTTTCCCGGTGTCCGAGTTGTCGAGCGTCCCTTCCAGCCAGGCGTCGCCAGTGCCATGCCTGTCACCGCCTTCGGTGCCTTCGTCGGCTTGTCCGACCAGGGACCGACGTCGCCCACTGAGGTGCGCTCGTGGCCGGAGTTCACGCAGATCTACGGCACCCGCTACACCGATCTGCACAACGCCGTCTACGACTTCTTCTCCAACGGCGGCCGTCGTGCGTACATCGTGCGGCTGCCGGGGACCGGTGGTGCTCAGGCGGCGTTGCTCGTCGGCGACACGGCGGCGGTGGCTGCCCCGACGGCCGGGAACGAAGTGATCAACGTGACGGCGACCAACCCAGGGACGTGGGGCAACCAGCTGCGCTTCGCCACCTACATCCGTGACGCCACCAACTTCCGCTTCGACGCTGCGCTGTACAACATGCCGTCGGGCGTCACCTTCGACCCGACCAAGCGCAACAACGAGTACGTGGTCGACCAGTGGAACGACGTGTCGTTGTACAACGACGACCCCCGGTACTTCTACACGTTGGCCAACATGCCGTCGTCCACCGGCTCGAAGCTGGTCAGCTTCGGCGGCAAGACCTACGACAGGACGTTGCCCGACACGGGTGTCAACCGGCCGCTGCCCGGCCAGTACACGGGCGCCAACACCATGACCGGCGGGGTCAACGGAACGGCCTACGCCGTCGGCGCTCCCACCGCTGCCGCCTACGCCGCTGGTGTGGCGGCGATGGCCGTCATCCCCGGGCCGTACGTCCTCAACCTGCCCAACGTCTCGACGGCGGCGATCATCACCGCCGCCCTCACCGACGCCGCCTCCCGTGGTGACGTGTTCGTGGTCTGCGACTGCCCGCTCAACACCGACGTGGCGGGGATGGTCACCTACGTCGGCACGCTCGGGCTCAACGTCTTCCAGTCGAACATCCCGAGCTTCGGGGCGGTCTACTACCCGCAGTGCTACATGCCCGCCATCGGGTCCACCGTGCCCGGGCGCACGCAGCTCCGCCCCGCTGGTGGGGCGATCGTCGGCACGTACATGGCGACCGACGACCAGACCGGGCCGTGGCGTGTCCCGGCGGGGCGCAACTACCGCCTCGGCGGAGCGCTGCAGACCGAGCGTGGCCTGGTCGAGGCCGACCTGACGACGCTCAACTCGAACAACATCAACGCCCTACGGATCATGACCGGGACCGGCGTGTCGATCATGGGCGGGCGGACGTTCAAGAAGTCCGGGTCGGACATGTACATCAACGTCCGCCGCACGATCATGGAGGTCACCCGCAGCCTGGTCAGCGCCACCGAGGTCTCGATCTTCGAGAACAACGATGAGCGCCTGTGGGCTCAGATGGAGGCCGTCTGCGAGCGCTACCTCGGCAACATCTTCTCCCAGGGCGGGTTGAAGGGCGGCTCGCCGGAGCAGGCGTTCTACGTCCGCTGCGACGACACCAACAACGACGCCAACACCATCGCCCAGGGGTTGGTCAACATCGAGGTCGGCATCGCCCTGCTGACCCCGGCCGAGTTCATCGTCATCACCATCGGTCAGTTCGAGGGCGGCTCGACCACCGTCCAGACCCGCTGAGCAACACACCCCTAGAGGAGAAACATCATGGCCACAAACACTCCAGCAGTGCTCGGTGCTCAGCCCATCGTCGCCCTTCCGACGTACCGAGACCCGTTGCGCAACTTCGTCTTCCGGGTCGACTTCATCGGCAACGCCTCGCTGTCGTTGCCGTTCTCGAAGTCCACCGTCCCCAACATGTCGATGGGGTTCATCTCCGTCAGCGGCCAGGGGATCACGACCGAGATGATCCCGTACCGTGAGGGCGGCGACAACACGATGACCCGCAAGATGCCGGGCCAGTCCGAGGTCGGCCCGCTGCAGCTGACTCGTGGCGTGTTCGTCTCCGACGGCGAGATCACGTCGCCGATGTACGAGTGGTACAAGCACATCTTCTCGACGGTGTGGGGCAAGGGCAATCTCGGCAACGCCGGGGACTTCCGCATGGACTGCCTCGTGCGTGTGTTGAAGCACCCGGTGACCAAGTGGGATCCGGGCAACATCGGCGACCCACGCAGCACCAAGTCGACGGGGATGATGACC